TATGAAGTATCAAATTACTCTGATCGCATGTTTCTTACCATTGGTAATCATCTACATAGTAATGAAACTTGCTGTATGGATTGAAGCAGTAAATGCCGAGCAGGATTATGTCAAACGAGAACCCCTTAGAGAACGAGGACCATTTGTGGCAAACCCATATGAGGATGTTGACTCAGAGGAAGAAGAGTATGGAGATCGCACAGACTATAGATGATGCCCTCTATCAATACTATGTTGTAGAACGTGGTGAGGAGGTTCCCAACTGGAGATATATAAAGGACGCCGACTGGTGGATTGAATATCTGAAACAGTTGGGAATTGATCCTAGAAACCCATGAATTTATTTCTACGCCCGTTAGAAGATGTAAATGATGTGACCTGGAGTATTATCTGGTGTCTCATTATTCTTCTAGCGGGCGTTGCTTATTACATATATACAATACTCACATTGGCATATGAAGAACTCAAAGAGAGTGACGAAGGTAGTTCCTTACCTGATCGTAGCACAGACAGTAATGCTGTTCACAATCACGGTAGCGACTATCAGATCAGTGACGACGGTGAATTCTTTTGAATGCCGTATGGTCAGTCAAAGAACAGTAATTTGCGTACAATCTTAACATGGCATTTAAAAGAAAGAAAAGATCACTAGGTTGGCACATTGAACAAAAATTAGATGATGCTGCAATGTGGCACAAGAAACAGATCCGCTGGTATAGAAAAAAACTTAATCTCACAGACTATAAACTTCTGTGGCTTACCTTTGGTAAAGGAGTATTGATTGGTTTAATTCTACTGTAATTGTATCATTAGGAACGAGTTCCTTTTGTATAAATACAGCTGAACATAAACCATGACCAAAATGAAAAAAGCATTTATTGCTTTTGGTATGTTACTGATGACCGCAGGTGCAGCAAATGCTGGCGGACTTGTTACTAAGCACTCGTCTAGTGTTCAACTTACTGTTGATGCTGCACGGACTCAGGCAGCGAGGATCGGTTCCTCGTTCAGTATTTCAGGTAGCGGGGTGGATACTACGGACGGTACAACAGCAAATACTATTTCTGCTGGTACTATCACCTCTGGTGTATACAGTCCTGGTACTATCGCAGCAACTCAGGATACTCCTGGTAATGCATTTAGTTTCAGTCAATCTTATACTCAAGGTGATGCCGTTCCAACAGCAGCACCAACTGTAGGTGAGGTTCCTAACTTCTCCTCAGTTACTTCTTACGCAGCTGGATCTGCTGGTTCTCTGGCAGGTACTGTCGGTACTACTGGTGCCATCACCATCACGGCTGGTGGAGCTGGTACTACAGCAACAGGACAATTCGTAGCTGAGATCACTGTTATTGACTGAGGAGGATCTCAATGAATACTATGATTCGTTGGTCTGTCCTAACTGTGGTGGGTGCAAGTGTCACACTTGCTCCTGCCCAGGCGGTGCCCGTGGTCCCGAACTTCACACAGGGCTCAATGACGAGCCACACGGAGACAACTCAAAAGATCACAGAAACAATAAACAGCATGGACTATTCCACTGGTTATCAGTACTCGGCAACGGGTTCTGGCGTAACCGCTAGTGGAAATTTATCACCTTCAACATCTGAAGTTAACGTAACTATTAATGGAGTGACATCAAAATGGACGGGAGTGAATTCAAAACCGACTTTCACACAAACAACACCAGGAGCAGCGTTTCAGTTCACAGAAACTCTTTCTTCTCCAGGTTTACAAAATCATACGATCATTCAAAGAACAACAGAAGTTACAAGTATAACCGACACTACAAGTATCTTCTCCCAGTAATTCTAAGTGCGCTATTCCCATCTCAATCTCTGGCAGAAACTGTTGGTGGCGTCTCCGCTACTGCTTCTCCTATTGCTAATAGTAGTGGCTCCGTTACAAACCAGGCGATCCAGGTTTTACAGGGACCATACATTACGAATACTTATGGGAACGGAATCCAATGTCAAGGTCCTACAGTAAATTTCACACCGTATGTAACTGGCACAGCATCAGTAACTAGACCTTGGGAATCACAATACTGGGATAATGTTTATGATATGAGAGATCTTACAGGTGCATTAGATGATGATGGTAATGATATTCCCGATGGTGCTCCTGATAGTCCTGGCTCTGTATTATATCAAGTTCCAGTTAGAACTGGACAAAAAGATAATTACAGTGTTGGTGTAGGTTTCTCTGCTACATGGTCTAGTCCGTTAGATAAAAAATTACAAGAGCAATGTAAGGAAGCAGCGCAAGCAAACATTGATTTTATGAGGCAACAGACTGCCAATAAGCGCCTTGACTTTGAGATCGCTCGTCTTAAAAATTGTGGAGATTTGATGTTAAAAGGAATTCGTTTTCATCCTAAGTCACCATACTATTCTGTGTGTGCTGACGTGGTAGTGAATAATCCTCCAGGACATTCACATCCTCATGTTCATGCTATTCCCGACCTTTCAAAATCCGAATTGCCTTATTCCGAATCCGCTGCTGACCTTGGCGCTCCCTTAAGGACTCAACCTTTACGGTCTTCCCCCTAATAGCAGCGATCTTTTTAATAACTTTCTTGACCGTTGGTTTGACTACTTTCAATAGTAGATCTGCCAGCGGTTTTGCTAACAGTGCTGATGTTGTAGCAATAGCAGCAATACTAGCAGTAGTAGTGACAGTACCAGCGTTAGGAATGTTCACAACAATCTGATCAACAATATCAAGTTTTTCAGTGACCATCAAACATTCCTTTCCGACCATCTCATAACCAGTAATCTTTTTATCACCCTCTAGGATCTTTCCTACGGGGTTTTTTAATTGCTGTTCTCTGGTAGGACACTCTGGTATAGGTGTTTTTGGTGTTTCTGTTTCAGGAGTTTCTGTTTTTGGTTTCTCTGGAGATCTTACTGGAGGAACTGGTTGTTCATAATCAAATTCTAATTGGTCTTTATTATAATCTAAAGGATTGAATGATGGCACACCAGCATCACAAAAAGTTTTTACACCTTTTGGATCATCCTCAGAAAGAATACCACTTCTTTCCTTGCTAGTATTTTGTTCGTGTGCCTCAACACACCCAGGAATATTAACAATTGGCACACCAATATCCACCGTAACTGGTGGAGTATTAGGAATTGCTGGTGGTCTATAACGATATGTAGTAATGGCGTCAATCTTAATATCTTTAATGTCAATGTTGACGCCAGTAATTTCAGGAATCATATTAGCAATCGTTAAATACTTGTCCTACGGTGGATCCTAGTTGTGATCCTGCTTTCTGACCTAGGAGTAATGCCCAACCACCAGCCAACCAACCCACATATGGGATGCTAGCAACAGCTGGAACGGCAACACCAGCAGCAATAGCACTACCTGCCATCGCACCTTGAGACCGTGCTCCAGCGTCCGCCGCGATACACTCGGCGCTTTGTGCATTCATCTTTCCCTCTTCACCTATTGCACCTCCCGCTCCTCCTATGTTGCGAGTACCATCCATGGTATATTGATCATAACGAGTCTCCCGACGCATTTCTGTACCACCACCGAAGAGTCCTTTCTTATTGCTATCGGAAGCATGAGTTCTAGATGATTCTAAAACTTTAGGATCATTTGCTCTGTACTCAATTTCATATCCATCTTTTCCTGCTCTGATTCTGTATGAAGAATAATCTCCACGGGGAATATTAATTGTAGGAACTTGTGGAAGTTCTGGTTCTGCCTTCCGATCAATTAGATAACCAAGAAAACCTAGATGTGAGATAGCAAACAATGCACCAGCAGTGCTGATCATTATCTTCCATCCAGATGGTTTCTTCTGCTCTGGTTTATTATATTTTTGTGCTAATTCTTCTGGATTTGTCATGGCATTGGAACTGGGATAGCAGGACCAGATACTACGGGAGCAGGAGTTTCAGGAATTGGCACATCCATACCTGTGTAATCTGGAATAGCAGAGTCTAGAATACCAGGAACAGCATCTGCAATAGCATCAATTGCACCTGCAGATAGTTGATTAATACCTTCTTGAATCAAGAAATCTTTCTGCATGTATAGATAACCAGCACCACCAATCATACCTAAAGAAGTAAGACCTGACAGCAGTGCTACGACGTTAATGAATTTTTGCATCTTTCTTTTCCTCACTTGGTTTCTTTTCTTCTTCCTTCTTTTTGCCTGTCTGGACACCGAACGTAGCTAAAGTCGTTGTGAACACACTGGCTATAAAAGTAGGATCAATTTGTTTCTGTTGTAGTCCAGGAATAGTTACATAATTAAGTGTAAGAATTGCTGCTGACCACGACAGAATAATAACGCGCACCAATGCTGACAGACCTTCGTCTGCCCAATCAAACCTATTCTTCTGGGCTTCAACCTTTTTAGGGGTTTCAGTCATTAGATAGATTATACCTAGGCAGCTCTATTTAGGAATGTAGTTATTCTCAACCAACCATTTACGAGTCAATGGTGTTGGTTCGTAATCAGTCCACATAGTTCCGCGAGCACATGACTCAAGAGCATCCTGTGTCATATGTTCAGTGCGACCTGCCCAACCTGCTTCTGCTTCCCATGGCACAGCAGCTTTTGGATATGTACGCTCTGCCATGACACGCCAGATCATAGGAACATCTTCCTCAGGTTTGATGATAGCGATCATACTATTCTTGATAGTACCTGCCATACAGTCCTGTGCAGCGTGCCAACCCTCATGACGAACAACACTCATAAGTGTGCCTTGACGACTCATGTGTGATTCATTCAAGAAGAAGTTATTACCCACAGTATGATAGACGCCACGATGTCCTGGTGGAAAATACTTCTCATCTGCTAAAAATACCCCAACTCCGATGCTATCAAAAGCTTTGATAATACGGTTGAATTCGTCAGCAATAGCAGTATAATCACTGTCGGGATACTCGCGAGTAATATCACTGATACTTTTGATTCGTCTGACATTATCAGTACACTCTCTTAGTAACATACAACCCATGGCATCCATGGTGTTATAACCCTTCGTGGGTTCTGCCTGAACTACAGCGCCATGTGCCATACCCAACAGAGCACCTGAGATAATTGCTGCCCAAAGATCATTCTTCATGTTTACCTTCAAATAATTGTATAAAGTATTCAGCGTCAACTACCACCAGAGGTTTCTTACCATTCTTTTTGATAACAACAATTGGTTCGTAATCACCGCAATTAGATGCAGACTGTTCGTATGCTTCCCAAATATTTAGTTTCTCCACATTCTTGCATTCTATGCTATGTGGAAACTTTTGACGTGCTGCTCGCGCCATAATTAAATCTTCTCCACCAGCACCCATACTACGAGACTCAATGTCCTCAGGATGAATGTCCAGTGCTTCAATAAGTTTGTCTCTTACCCACTGCTGCAACCGTCTGCCTTTCGCTTTCGCAGACTGTGCCTTCATAAAAATACCCCCATCATATGATGGAGGTATTTAGACTACATCAGTGGGTCATCCCACGGATCTGGTATTTCCATTTTATTGCCTGCAGAATAAAAGCTTCTGCGAGACTGCTCGGACCTAGTTTCAGAACCTGCCAGTGGTACTCTGGTAGATCTGGATCCTGTAGTGCCCTCAGTTTCCATTCGGGAAGTTGGCTTGTCATAATTTAAAACCAGCGAAAGTATCCTTCTTAACATCCTGTTTAATTCCCCCGACGACATAAGACTCAACCTCAGTTTCTTGTGGTGCTACTTGTAAACCTTTAGAAGACAACCAGTGTGCAGTCCAAGGCAGAGGATTGTTCTTCGCTGCAACGTCATAAATTGGTTTAAGACCAATCGCTTTCATACGACGGTTAGCAACCCACTCAACATATTGTGTAAGAAGTTTTGCATTTAAACCAATCATGGAACCCTCTTTGAACAGATAATCTGCCCAAACTCTTTCCTCATTTACTGCCGCTTCAAATGCTTCATAAACCCAAGGTTCTTCTTCTTGGGCGATGCGAACCATGTCTGGGTCATCTCCTTGAATCCATTTGTTGATAATGTTTTGTGTAAGAACAAGATGTTGGTTTTCATCTCGGGCGATGAGAGAGATGATCTTAGCGGATCCTTCCATAAGCTTAAGCTCTCCAAAAGCAAATGAGCAGGCGAACGAGACATAGAATCTGATTCCTTCCAGGATGTTGACATTCATTACAGCGCGATATAACTTGCGCTTGAGTTCGTACAGATCGTTCTGTGCGAGGGGAACTTCATCAAGATTGTGTTCCCACATTCTACTACTACCATACTCTTGAGCGTGATTAATAAACTCGTCGTAGGCTTTAGTGACTGTCTCAGCGCGTGATAAAATCATAGCGTCATCCAGGATAGTGTCAAGCACTTCTGCTGGATCGCTGTAGACATTCTTAATAATGTGGGTGTAGGAGCGACTGTGAATCATCTCCATGAAACCCCACACTTCCATACATGCTTCTAGTTCAGGTAAGCTACAGTAAGGGATAAAAGCCATCCCAGGAGCACGACCTTGTACGGAGTCAAGCATAATCTGGTACTTGAGGTTAGAGGTAAAGATATGCTTTTGTTCTGGACGAAGTGTTTGATAATCTGCACGGTCTTTTTGCAATGAAACTTCTTCAGGACGCCAGAAGTAACCCAACTGTGTCTGTGTCAACCTATCAAAAATAGGATACTTATAAGAGTCATAACGCTGGATACCAAGAGGAGCACCGAAGAACATCGGTTGCTTCTTGGTATCAACTTTATCTTTGTTAAAGACAGTCATGCCTTTAACAGTACTATGATTTGGCATGTCCCAACTGGTTTTAAAGTTTACAAGACTCACAATCTTCCTCCTGAGCGTTTTCTAATTTACTAATTAAACTTTCTAGACTTTCCTTTACATCCTCCTTATATTCGTCGGTCTTAATATCATATGTATTTTGATAATAAGATGTCTTCCAACCATACTTATAGGTGGTCAAGAAGTCTTGCGCCATCACTGACACAGGAACTTCATTGTCGGAATAGTTTTCTGGATTATAACTCCAGTTGCCACTGATTGCCTGATCAAAGAACTTTTGCATCACAGCAACAATTTTAATGTATCCTTCATTTGAAGGCATTTCCCAAAGCAAAGTATAATTGTTCTTCAAGGTAGTATACTGGGGAACAATCTGCTTAAGAACGCCCTTCTTGGATTTCTTAATGGACAAGTATGCTCTAGGTGGCTCAATTCCGTTTGTGGCATTTGACACAACGGAACTACTCTCTGAAGGCATTTGTGCGGACAGTGTTGAGTGCCGTAAACCGTGGGTTCTGATAGATTCTCTAAGATTCTCCCAATCATATGCTAACTCGTTAGGTACAATATCATCTACATCCTTCTTGTAAGTGTCAATGGGAAGGATACCATCACTGTACTTAGTGCGATTGAAGTATTCACACGCACCTTTTTCCTGAGCAATCTGATTAGAAGACTTCAGGAGATAATATTGAAACGCCTCAGTCAATTCATGAACTAACTTCCATGATGTAGGATCATCATAGTGCTCTCCTGCACGGGCGAGGAAATGTGCCAAACCAATAAATCCTACACCAAGAGACCTTCGCGCCTTTGTAGAGCGTTCTGCAGCGACTACAGGATATTCCTGATAGTCAATCAACTCTTCCAAACCACGAACAGAAAGATCACAGAGTTCTTCCAACTCAGAAAGTTTGTGGATCTTGCCGACGTTAATCGCAGACAAGATACAAAGTGCAATCTCACCCTCAGGATCATCAATGTGATCCAAAGGTTTGGTAGGAAGTGTAATCTCCTGACAGAGGTTACTCATCCAAACCTTATCTTTGAAAGAAGAATGATCATTGCAATGATCAATGTTCATGATGTAGATACGACCAGTCTCTGCACGTTCTTTCAGAAGATCTAGAATCAGTTCTTGAGCCTTGACAGTCTTTCTCGGAATAGATCCATTAGATTCATAATGCTGATAGAGATCATCAAATCCAGGAGTACCAAAAGCGTCAGAAAGACCTGGAACATCGTGAGGTGAGAAGAGTGAGATCTCTCCATCTGTGATGAATCTTTCGTAGAAGAGTTTGGAGATTTGGATGGAGTAGTCAAGTTTTCTTACACGGTTATCTTCGGTTCCTTTATTGTTCTTGAGAACAATAATATCTTCTA